ATTTCTGGTCAGCTTGTATGGCATCACTTTCTACGGGTGGTAAAGTGATTGTAATATCAACACCAAACGGTTTTGACCCCATTTATTATGGAATCTATGACCAAGCCTTAAGAGGAATGAACGATTTTAAAATTACAGAAATGTATTGGTATCGTGACCCTCGTTATGCTAAAGATTTAAAACTTATTAAGTGTAAAGATATTGTCCACTATATGCTCAATCGTGAGGATTATAAGGATGATGAAATTATTATAGACTATACGGATGTAAATCCAAGAGAAAGGGATTTTGAATTAATAAAATCAAAATTTAATGATGGTTATAAACCATATTCATCATGGTTTGAGTCTATGGCCAAAAAATTAAAATTTGATAGGAGAAAAATTGCACAGGAATTAGAGTGTAATTTCTTAGGTTCAGGTGACAGTGTAATTCCCCCCGAAACAGTAGAAAGATTAAAAGAAAACTCTATTAAAAATCCTATAAATAAATTTATGGGTGGTGCGATTTGGCAATGGAAAGAACCGGTAATGGGTCATAAGTACATTATGGGTATTGACGTTTCTCGTGGTGATAGTGAAGACTTTACCACCTTCTGTATTATTGATTTTGATGAGAGAGAACAGGTTGTTGAGTACTTGGGTAAGATACCACCTGATGTGGCTGCGGATATCGCTTTAAAATGGGCTACTATGTATTCTGCATTTGTGGTTATTGATATTACGGGGGGTATGGGTGTTTCTACATCTAGAAAAATGCAAGAGTTGGGTTATAAAAATTTATACGTTGATGGTGTTAATGTGGCGGATAAATGGAGGCACAATCCTAAAGCGGATGAGAAGATTCCAGGTATTAACTTTAACTCAAAACGAGTTCAGATTGTTGCGGCATTTGAAGAGTCATTAAGACACGGATTCCATATACGTTCATCAAGATTATTAAATGAATTAAATACGTTTGTTTATGTTAATGGTAGACCTGACCACATCAAGGGTCAGCATGATGATTTGATTATGGCATGTGCTATGGCTATATACGTGGGAGAAAGTTCTTTTTCTTTATTGGAAAAAGTTACGGAACAGACAAAAGCGATGGTGGATAGTTGGACGGTGCAAGAAAGTCCAATTAATAACCCAATAAAAGATTTTAACCCCGCATTACCGAGTGACCCATTTGGTATAAACACTAGAAATGGAAGTGGTAATCCAACTAAAAATGATTATCAAAACTATTTATGGTTATTCGGGAAGTCGAGATAAACAGATTTTAATTAGAAGTAAAGTTAATATTTAGTTCCTAATAAAAAATCCTACTATTTATGTAAAAATATACAATGGCAGACAATAACTTGAGCAACTATACAATCTGGCAAAGATTGACAAAAGTTTTCGGTCCCGATTCAACGTTAGACCAGCAAGCTCCTATTTACAAATTCGACAAAAAGGAGTTGTTGAAGACTACCGATAAGAACGAATATGAGAGAGAAAAACTTCAAGCTCAGCAGACATTGTATTTGGGTCAGCAGTGGACTAAGGTTGAAAACAACTTATATACCCAAGCTGTTTATTATACTCCGACAAGATTGGCGGCGTTTTATGATTATGAAAGTATGGAGTATACTCCTGAAATTTCTGCAGCCCTTGATATCTATTCTGAAGAATCCACAACAACAAATGAAGATGGATACATTTTACAAATTTATTCTGAAAGTAAGCGTATCAAATCCGTTTTGGCGGATTTGTTTAACAATAGATTAGATATTAATACCAACTTACCTATGTGGACAAGAAACACATGTAAGTATGGTGACAACTTTGTATTCTTAAAGTTGGACCCAGAAAAAGGTATTATGGGTTCACAACAATTACCTAATATTCAAATTGAAAGACTTGAACCTGGAATGAAGTCTACACCAGGGAGATACCAAACTGAGATGGAGAACGATATGTTAAAGTTCACATGGAAAGAAAAAGATTTGGAATTTAACACTTGGGAAATCGCTCACTTTAGATTGTTGGGTGATGATAGAAAATTGCCATATGGTACTTCTATGTTGGAAAAAGCAAGAAGAATTTGGAAACAATTAATTCTTTCTGAAGATGCGATGTTAATCTATAGAACATCAAGAGCACCTGAAAGACGTGTATTTAAAGTATTTGTCGGAAACATGGATGATAAGGATGTTGAACCTTATGTACAGAGAGTTGCCAATAAGTTCAAAAGAGACCAGGTTGCAGACCCTGCAACTGGTAACGTGGACTTAAGATATAACCAAATGGCGGTTGACCAAGATTACTTTATTCCTGTTCGTGACCCTAATGCACCAAATCCAATTGATACATTACCTGGGGCACAGAACTTATCTGAAATTGCCGATATTGAATATATCCAAAAGAAATTATTAACCGCTCTTCGTGTTCCTAAAGCATTTTTAGGATTTGAAGAGGTGGTAGGTGATGGTAAGAATTTATCATTACAAGATATTCGTTTTGCAAGAACTATTAATAGAATTCAAAAATCTATGATACAAGAGTTGAATAAAATTGCAATTATTCACTTGTACATTTTAGGTTTTGAAGATGAATTGAACAACTTTACATTAGGATTAACTAACCCATCAACTCAAGCTGATTTATTGAAGGTTGAAGGATGGCAACAAAAAATCCAATTGTATAAAGATGCGGTTGCCGACCCAGGAAATGGTATTCAACCAGTATCATCTTCATGGGCTAAAAAACATATTTTGGGATTCTCTGACGAAGAAATTAAACTGGATATTCAACAACAAAGAATCGAAAAAGCTGTCGCAGCTGAACTTGAAAAAACTCCTGAAGTTATTACCAAGACAGGTATCTTTGATAACCTTGATAAGTTGTACGGAAACAAACCTGGCGAAGGTGGTAGTGGAGCACCTGAAAGTGCTGGTGGTGATGAAATCACAGAACCTGCCGACACAGGATTCGGAGACTTGGGGGGTGACTTGGGTGGTGACTTGGGGGGTGGAGCACCTGAAACACCTGAAATTGGTGGTGAGACCCCTGAGGCTGGTGGAGCACCAGAATTAGCTCCTGAATCAAGAAAAGAAAGAGATTTAAATCTTATTTTAGAAGAAGAAGATTTATTAAGTGGAACTAGTTTAGATACCTTAGACTTATCAAAAGGAAGAAAATCATTAGGAGAAATTGAGAGTAAGTTGGAGCAGTTACTAAATAAGTGATATTTATTAAAAAAAATATCATGAAAAAATTTGGTCAAATAAAATCCAACATTGAAAACCTTCTAGCCAATTCTTATGGTAAAGATTCTTTCAAATCTAATATTAAAGAATTCAAAAAACAAGTTTTGTCTAACAAACAAATTTCGGAGATTTATTACATCTATGATGATTTATCTTCAGAAAAAGGTTTAAGTTCTGATATTGTTTCAGACTATGTTAATGAATCTTTAGAAAAACTTTCAAACTTAATTAACAAGAATGAGAATAAAATTAATTCATTAATGGAATGGATTGATGGTATTCTTAGCGAGAATGTTGAAAACCAATATTCTGACATCGATTATGTTATCTACGATAATAAGATAACTAATTTAGAAAAAGTTTTAGAATCGAAAAAAAATATTAAAAAAGTAATTTCTACAAAAAAACAAAACACTGTAACCGAGAGTTTTAACATACCCCTTTCATCTATGTTGAAAATTGCTACTAACACTTTTAATAGTGAATATTCTACAATTTCTGAAGAAGATAGAAATGAATTAAAATCATTATTATCTATGGATAAAAAAGAAATACAAAAAGAATTTAACTCATTGAAAGAGTCCGTAATTTCCAAATTGGAAAATAGACTTAACGAAAGTAACGATACTGAAATGGTATCTAAAGTTTCGTTAACAATAAACAAAATTAACGAGAGTAAGGCAGACTTAGTTTCGTTATATAAATTAAAACAATTAGAACAAGGATTATGAACAAAGAACAATTATTAGGTGTATTAAGACACTCTTTGACTTTTATTGGAGGTATTTTAATGGCTAAAGGTTTAGTCGATGAAGGTCAGTTTAATGAATTAAGTGGAGCATTTATCACATTAATTGGTGGTGTATGGTCAATTTTAAGTAAGAAGTAAAATGGAAAGAGTAATTAATTTTTTTAAATCTATGTTGGGTGATGGTAATGACATTAGCTCAAAAAGAGTAATTACATTTTTAGCGTTTTTACTTTGTGCGGTTGCATTTGTATGTAATATCTTTTTAGATATTCCGCTTAAAGAGTATGTATGGAATGGAATGTTGTACTTAGTAGGTGCAGGATTAGGTTTTACTACTCTAGAACAATTTGCAAAAAAATAAGATGAAAATCTTATAAAAAGAAAAAGTCCCCAATTGGGGACTTTTTTATTTAATCATCATTTAGATTTAATGATTGTTTGTATATGGCTTTTTGTTTTTGTTCTCTTTTCCTTACAGACTTCTTGACAAATTGTTGTTTTTCTCTTAATTGTTCAATCTGTTTTGTTTTGATGACCTTATACTTATAGCGTTTTAAGGCTCTATCAATACTTTCTCCTTTTTTTACTTGTATTACTATCATAGATGACTTTAATGATAATAAATACTTTAATTTAAGACAAGTTTTGACAATCATTATTTTTTTTGGTATATTTTATAAAAATAAACGATAGAAAATATGAAATTTTTATATGAAAAAGGGCAAAACATCAAAACTATCAATTTTTGATAATGCTAAATGTGTATATGGGACGGTAGATTCAATAAACTTCAAGTCACTTTATTTAAACATACAATCATGGGTTGAACCCAAAAAAGAGGTCACTAATTGGGACCGAGTTACAGGAAATTTAAACAGACAAATAAAACATACTTTATTAGAAGTAGTAGATTCAGAAATATTTGATAATAATTTTATCGTTGATTTAGATTTACGTTCAAGTGGAATCCAATTAAATAAGAAAAGTTTCATGAATTTGGAAATAACTTTTTTCATGAAAGATTCGATGGATTTTAAATCATCTATCTTAAAAGAACGAATTAGAAAAATTGCTAAATCTGTTTATTCTGAAGAACTTTCAAAGTCTGAATATTTTGTTTTAAGTAAGTCAAAAACGAAAAAGGATTAATTAGATATATTTATAGTAAAAATATATCATGAAAGTATTAGGACCTAACGAAACGGGTAAAGGGATATTAGTAGAGTGGGATTCAGGTTATGTATCACCTACTGAAGAAAGAAACGCACAAGTTATAAGAGAATCTTATGGGCAGTTAGAGCATTCTAAACCATTTGTATTTTACGCGGTTCTTCAAAAATATGGAGTACCTAATCGTAATGGTAGAGTATACCCAGAAAGAATATTAAAAAGAGAAGCTGACAACTATAAGAAAGCGATAGACAAAGGTTTATCTATTTCAGAGTTAAATCACCCTGAGTCTTCTTTAATCGATTTGGAAAGAGTATCACATTTAATTACTGATGTATGGTGGGAAGGTAATGTATTAATGGGTAAGATTAAACTATTAACTACACCAGGATTCCACGAAAGAGGTATTGTATCATCACCAGGTGACATTGCGGCTAACTTAATGAGACAAGGTGTTACAATGGGTGTATCATCAAGAGGAGTTGGGTCATTAGCTAAAAAGGGTGAACAGAATGAAGTACAAGATGATTTTGAACTTATTTGTTTTGACTTAGTATCATCACCATCTACACCGGGAGCTTATTTGTTTTTAAACAAAGATGATAAAACAAAATATGACGAAAATTTGGAAGAAGAAAGAAATATAAGAGTTTCTGAACCAAAAAATAATGATACTTCAAACAAATCACTTGACTTAATGAAGAGACTTTCCGATTATTTAGGTTATTAAACAATACTTAAAATGGAAGAAAAATATTTTGTAGCAAAAATTCAGTATGACCTACCGGATGAAAACAGTGGTAAGATTAAAAAAATCAGAGAAGAAAAACTTGTTAAAGGTATTAATGTAACCGATGTTGAGGCTAAGGTCACAAAAAAATTTGAAGGGTTTCCTCATGATTGGAGAATAACCGCATGTTCAGAAAGTAAAATTGACGAGGTTTACGAATAAAAAATTTAATAGTTAATAATTTTTAAAGTCGGGTTATACCCGATTTTTTTTTGCCATTTTCTTTGTAAATAGAATTTTTTTAAAAATGAGGATATTTATAAGTTAAAACAATAAACTCTTGCAATTAAAAAAAATGGCAGAAACAAAAAAATCTCTAGTTGAAGAGGCATTACTACAAATGAAAAATTTGGAGGAAGCCGTTACTCAAAACGCAAAAGGAATACTTGCTTCTACAATGAAGGAAGAAATCAGCGAATTGGTAAAAGAATCTCTATCCGAACAGGAAGATGAGGTTGAAGACGAAATGGTGTCAATGGAGGAAAGTTCAGAATTAGAAAAAGAGTCAGAAATGACTGAACAAGAAGACGAAATGGAACTTGACATTGATATGGATTCTGAAGACGATGAGTCTGAAGATGATGAAGAAATGTCTGATATGGAAGGAGAAGACGAAGGTGAAGAAATGCTTATGATGGATTTACCTGGTGACGAACTTGAAGTTGATGACGAAGAAGAAGTTCTCTTACCACTTGATTTAACAGGTGCTTCAGACGATGAAATCTTGAAGGTATTCAAGGCTATGGGTGAAGAAGACGGAATCATCGTAACAAAAGATGAAGACGGTATTCACTTAAAGGATGAAGAATCTGACGTAGAGTACGAAATCCACACTGAAAGCGAAGATGAAGCTGAAGAGGATGAAGTAGTTTACGAAATCGAAATCTCAGAAGAAGAAGACGAAGACGGTGAGTCTGAAGAAGACGAAGTTGAAGTTGAAATGGATGAGGAATGGAAAGAAGAAGTTGAAGAGGAGTGGGGCTCAAAGAAACACGAATTTAAGCGTGAAAAAGGTCACAAAACCGGCGACGTTGATGGTCACTATAAGGACTATGAAATGGAAGAAGGTGAAACAACAGAAGCTGCTCATACATTAGGAAACGGTTCTAGAAATGACAAAACTAAAAAGTCATTACCTAAAATGAAAGTTAAAACTAATGAAAGTGAGTTAAAATCTGAAGTAGAATCTTTAAGAGCTAAAAATGAAGAATATCGTAAAGCTTTGAACATTTTCAGAGAGAAGTTGAACGAAGTAGCGGTCTTCAATGCAAACTTAGCTTACGCAACTCGTTTGTTTACAGAGCACACAACTACTAAACAAGAAAAAATAAACATCCTAAGACGTTTTGACTCTGTTGAAACATTGAAGGAATCAAAGTCTCTATATAAGACATTGAAAGAAGAATTTGATTCTAAAGAGTCTACACCAATTAATGAAAGTGTGGAATCTAAAGTTTCTAAAACTCCATCAAGAGGAGCTTCTACAAATCTTATCGAGAGCAAAACGTATGAAAATCCTCAGTTCTTAAGAATGAAGGATTTGATGACAAAATTAAAATAAACTAAAAATTAAATAAAAACTAAAATGGGAGCATTATTAGAAAGCGGTCTTGTTGGTAACATCGGCATGAAGCATTTGAAAGTTATCAAAGAAGACACAATCAACAAATGGGACAAATTAGGTTTCTTAGAAGGTTTGAAAGGTCACTTAAGAGAGAACGTAGCTCAGTTATATGAGAACCAAGCTTCTCACTTAATCAACGAAGCATCTACTTCTGACAGTTCAGGTTCATTCGAAACAGTAGTTTTCCCAATCGTGAGAAGAGTATTCTCTAAATTGTTAGCTAACGACATCGTGTCTGTACAAGCTATGAACTTACCAATCGGTAAATTATTCTATTTCGTACCTAGAATTCAAGGATACGAAACAACTGGTAACCACTACGGTCCATTAGGGGCACCAAACGGTCCTACATCACAAGGAGCTGGTTATCCACCAAACGCTAACGCATACCAAAAGAACTTGTATGACTTGTTCTACGAAGGTAATGAAGCAGCGTTAGACCCTCCAGGATTATTTGACTATTCTAAAGGAGCTTACAGTTCTGTAACATCTGCGGTTACTCAAACTGTTACAGTTAACTGGAACTCTTCAAAT